TTCTTCCTGCCCAATCTGAAGAGTAACATCTGCTTCGTCATTATAAACGGCAAGGCACTTATTAGCGGCATCATAAAAGACTCTGCCTTCTTGTCTTGCTATAGTCCCCGTATTTGGGAAATCAACATAAGAAGCAGATAATCCACCGACTGATATGTCATTTGTTGTTGTTGCGCCTCTGCCAGTTACGGTATCAAGCGTATCGCTCTCAGTGGTTAGATACGATTGAAGATCGCTAATTTGAGATTCTGTAATAGTTAACGCAGCTTCATGCTGAGTAACACTTGATTGTGTAATGTTTGCGTCTGGGACATTTGCCCAAGTGACTGCAACCGAGAGGTCATTTGATTCGGTAGTCAAATAATTCTGAAGATCGCTAATTTGAGATTCTGTTATGCTCAGCGCCGCTTGATGTTGAGTAACATCGCCTGCTGTAACAGAATAATTCACGTTTGTTAATTGAGATCCATCCCCTACAAAAGAAGTTGCTGTGAGCTGCCCCGTTTGATCTACGGAAAAGGCAGTAGATAAAATGGTGTCTTGATAATTTCTAAATACAATTTGAGAATCTGTAGAATCTCCTGTCGCCTCTATTTGAGCAACTTGTGTTCCGTTTACTCGTAATGATACAGGATTAATAGGAGTTGGTGCGAAATAACTATTAGTAGCATCCCAACTCAAGTAGTCGCCTTGAGTTAACGTGGCTTTTAACACGTCGTCTAAATCAAGTAAACCTACTGAGTTCTTTGCACGAACAACAATTGTTCCATTGTTTGTGCTATTCAACACAAAGGCAGTAGGAATTTTCATCCCAATCGTAGGTTCAGTCGTAGTAAACGCACCTACGGTATCAGTTGAAATCCAAAGAACGTCCCCTTCGCTCCAAACTGAAGTGTCGATTCCACGAACTTTACCGAAGTGCGTCACCTTACCATCAGCATCATTTGCAATCGTTTCAGTAGCCACACCAAGATAAAACTTTGCATTTGCTGCGTTGGTGCCGTCCATTGGAGCAATCGTAATACGCCCCGAAGCACCGAGCGTACCTGTTGCCATCACAGGAGTACCTATAGCAATAGATGCTCCGCTGTTGTTCCTTACGTGATACAAAACTTCTTGTCCGAGTCGAAGAGTGTGTATCCCTTCATTCAGGTCAAGAGTTTCTTCGTCTGTGTTCCAAGAAAGCGTTCCCTGATCGCCAGTACCGCCAGAAAGCTGCAATTCTGTTGCAATTATTGAACCATCAACCTGAAGTTTATGTACTCCATCATCTACAGAAGTTCCAACAAGAACATTGCCGTCAATTTCAACAAACCTAACTGTTCCGTCAGAGTCAACTTCGATGCTTGGCACGCCAGATATGTCGTTTACAGCAAAAATTGTACCCGTTAAAGAATCTGTTACTGAAAACAGTTCGCCGCTATCGCCAGAAAAAGAAATAGCATCGCTGTCTAACATATCAATTGATATAGTGTTTGTGGTATCTGGGCTTACTAAATCTATCGATGATGCGATCGTGGCTGTACCAGTTATGTTTATATTGCCAGTCCCAGTAATATCATTACCGTTTATGTCAAGATTGCCGCCTAACTGAGGCGTCGTATCTTCAACAACATTTTCTAAATAACGACCGTCTAGATCTACGGTGACTGTAGTGGCATCATCACGAGTAAGAGTAAGTACGCCGTCTGCTGTATCAAAAGAAGCAGATGTAATTCTAGCTAAATTTGTGTCGTCAAAGAATGGGCTAAAATCGACAGTAAAGGTGGTTGCATCGTCTCTAGTGAATGTGGCAATACCTGTAGCACCATCAAGAGATCCACTCACAAGACGAGCAAGGTTTGTGTCGTCTAGGTAAAGCGAAAGATCTAAATCAGTTGTGGTACCGTTTTCGTCAGTATAACTTAAAATGTTTGTTGCGAGGGAAAGAGAGGTGACTGTTTCAGAAGTCAAGTATCCAGCTGTTGAGTGATCACCCCAGCTATATGCATCATTCCAGTTAATGATATCAGTATCGGCAATAGACTCGGCGTTTATATTAATACTAGAGGCTGATAGACTGCCGTTAACTTGAACCTTATCTACTCCATTATCAGTTGTCGTCCCAACTAAAACGGTGCCGTTAACTTGTGCGAAGCGAATAGTTGTGTCAGCATCAACTTCAACAAGCGGAATACCACTAATATCAGCGACAGAGAAAATAGTTCCTGTTAAAGAGTCTGATACAGAAAATAGTTCGCCGCTGTCTCCAGTGAAAGTTAGAGAATCACTATCAGTCATATCAATAGTGATTGTGTTCGTTGTATCTGGACTTATCATATTGATAGAAGATGTTATATTAGCATCTCCTACAACGCTCAGGTCGCCCGTATAGCTAATGTTACCAGTTCCAGTTATACTGTTACTGTTTAAATCTAAATCGCCTCCTAGTTGAGGTGTAGTGTCTTCTACGACGTTTGATAATCCACCTAAACCAGAAATCCTAGAATCAATTAGATCATTGATCGCCGCAGCGGACATGAGTTGATCGTCCACGTCTGCGAATGCTTCTGCGGAAACGATAACCGAATTTGTATCTAGATCGGAGAAAGTGATACTGAGACCCGTAAGTTGAGTCTCAGTACCTGCTTCATCTGTGATGTATAGGTTACCTTGTTTATAGTAAGTTCTTCTGTATGCTGCTCCGTCAGAAGCCCTTACTGTTACACCTACATCAACATTAGGAAGCTGAACTCCTGATATAAAGCGATCACTACTCATTTAATATCCTAATTTATTAAAGACCTATGATGATGCACTTAAGCCCTGTCAATGAAACCAAAGAAGTAATGTCTACGTTGTTGGCATCAACTGAATCCACATCTACGCTCACAGAAGAACCGGCTGAATCACAAACACGAATCGTAAAGAAGTCTTTGTCAGAAAGATTTAGGTCGTGGTTAATTCTAAAGGCAGTGCCAGCACTCACATTAAATGCAGCATTAGTGTAAACTTTGACGTTATCTCTGCTGGTCAGATCATTTATTTGAGTTTCGTGCTCATTGATTGCACCAACAAGAGAACCCTTTTCGTCAGTCGTAAGGTTCGTTAAAGTTCCAATATCACTGGTGTTCGTAGCAATATTACTCGCGTTAGTAGCGATGTTGCTAGCATTCGTAGAGATATTACCTGTGTTAGTGGCAATATTATTTGTGTTTGTAGAAATGTTACTAGTGTTAGTTGCGATAGCAGAAGCATTGGCGTCAGCATTAGCATCAACTTCATTAATAGCTGAAACCAAATCAGTTTTAATATCAGTGGTGAGACTCGTTAATGTACCAATAGCGGTTGTATTAGTAGAAATGTTACTAGTGTTAGTCGAGATTGCTGAAGCGTTGTTATCTGCGTTAGTATTAACTTCATTAATAGCTGAAACAAGATCAGTTTTAACGTCAGTCTCAAGACTCGCCAAAGTACCAATAGCGGTTGTATTGGTAGAAATGTTACTAGTGTTAGTGGCTATATTACTCGTGTTGGTAGTGATATTTGCCGTGTTTGTGCTAATATTACTGGCGTTTGTGCTAATATCGCCTAATACGTTTGTCAACGAAGCAGGTGTTACTGCTGTTGTTGTACTTGTACCAGCGTCTGTTTCTGCCGCAGTCGCGAGTTCTACAATACCTTTTTTAGACGTTGTCGCGTCTTCTACGTTTCTTTGAAGAACTGTAGCTTCTGTAGCAGAAGTGAATAGAACTATATCGCCAACTTCAACGACACCACTTGGGCTGAATGTTACGTCTGTTTTTGTCAGTGTACCAGCAGCATCTACAACATACTGGTTGCCTGATACGGCACTGACGTCTCCTGTGTCTGCGTTTGTTGGGTTAATAACGCCTCTGAAAACTATGTCACCAGAAACGTCGGACGATACTTTTGAGAACGCTGATCCGTTCCATACATACATTTCCGAATCATCTGTATCATAAACGACTAAACCAACATTTCCTGCACCCAACGTTAAAGCGAGATCACTTCTTTCTTGATTGGTTACGTTTTTAAATCTGGCATCGACAAGTTGACCAACTTTTACAAGGTCGATGTCATGATAGAATTGCTTAACTGACATTTAAATTCTCCTTAGGTTGCGACTTGAGATATTAGATAAAGTACATGACCAGACAAGTCGATATTTGCTTCTATTGTTATGTTTGTTGTTGTTATTATAGCGTCTGTCTCTACGATTTTCCCTTCTGGACTTAATACGTAGTGATTTAATAGAATTCCTATATTATTTATATCAAACTCTACTGTGTACGATGTACCAGACATCGCAAAGGTGCTCACTTGGCTAATAATGATCTGTACGCCAAGATATTCTATTTCTATATTGAAGTTTGATAAGTCTACATTAGACTCAAATACAATTCGATCTTCAAGAATAGTCGCATCGATTGCTACAATTCTTCCCTGCGAGTCCCTTGCGGTATAATTTACGATATATTCGATACCGTAAATGTCAAATAATATTTCGTCCTGTAGACCGCTTAAGGGCACTTGAGCCAAGACAAAAAGATCTTTACCTGCCGGAACAGGTATCGTTGTAATTGAAGTGATTCTGCCTTGCTGATCTACGCTGAATCTGGGTATCTGATATCGGTCACCGTAGGTATCTGGTACGACAGCAGTATCTGTTAACGAGATAACTGAAGATTGCCCTAATTCTTGTATCTCAATTCCAGTTCCCTCTTCAATAGCTACTCCATCAGCACCAAATAATACTTCGCTCCAGTTAGCGGCGCTGTTGGGCATAGCTCCTGTTGAGGGATCTCTGGTTTCACCAGCTTGTAATTTATAAACATAATATTTGTCGCCAGTAACACTATCATAAGTGTTTTTGACGTACACCAGCATACCTTCTTGAATGCGCTGACCTTCGATGTCTGTAAGCTGATCGCCCACGTCACCTGAGATATAACGCAACCCACCACGTACTTCCCTATCTAATACAATAGGATGAGTACCCGAGCTACTCCAAGTCCCAGGCCAAGTATTTCGTGTTAATCCATTATAATCAGTAGCCATGTGTTTTCCTACTCAATTGAGACATATGTGTCTCCTGCCTGTAGCGTAATACCATATAGCGTATAGCTCTCTGCGTTATATCCGCTATATGGCGAGTCAGGCTCTAATAATACTGTGTTGCCCGTAGTAACCGAAACGTCAGATAACAAGCTAGGGCTAGCGCCTGTTTTGAATGTAGTTGGCTGTGTAGCGCTAGTCCTCACACCAAAGAAAAATGCTCTAGGAGCGCCTTCGTTGTTAGTTATAAATTGATTTATAACTCTTGCCTGATTGCCTAATTCTGTCACTTCAGCAGCAAAATCGAATCCGTCTACAATATCTGCTCTCGTTGGCGGTGTACTAGTGTTCGCCGTAAAGATATAAAAGCTGGGATACGTAAATCCTGCTGAAATAGTTGTATCTGACGCATTATTATCTACTGTATAGGCTGTTCCCGTCACCGCTTCAGGTCTGCTGAATGTTGTTGTAAGACTAACGCTACGACCCGAGTTATTATCTTTATGTAGCGGATCTGTAAACGTCATGGTTCCGCTTCCAGAAATATTAGATAGACTACCACCTACGCCTGTTACAGCATGGCTATAATTATTAGAACTTGCTACTCCCGATTGACTTACGCTATAATTTACTGTGCTGTAACTTTCAAGAAAGTTTTTACCGCTCAAATTACTAAAGCTAATGCTTGAATTCACATTCTGCCAATTAAAAGAAATCGCTGGAGTGTCACTAGTCCACTCTGCTCCATCGTCTAACTCAAATGTAAGAACAGCGCTAGCACTACCGCCTGTTAATCCTGAGCCGTTGCTCTGTATTGTTGCTGTGCTGTTAGTATTAAAAGTTTGACTCCAATCTACACCACCAGCTGGTGTGGGGCTAGGACCGCTTGTTGTATAGTCACTGAGTGTAAGATGAACGCCGCTGCCTCCAGAAACGCTCTTGACCGCAGCCACGTATTGGTCTACAAAATCGTCTGGGTTTGTAGCGCTAGCTGTAAACTGTGTAGCTGGTTGATCCCAACTGAGACTCTGTCCGCTTGCGCTTACTGTTGGGCTAAAGTTAGCTAGCTCTACTCTAAGTTGATCCTCGTGAAAAAACACTCTACGAATCGCTTGTGCTGTCTCGCTATCTGGATCTTTGAATCTATAGCTGTCTCGAAACTGATTACTGTCTCCCGCTACTTCAAACTCTATGTGACCCCATTCAGCAACACCATCGCCACCAGCTCCAGGAGAATAGCCTAGACGATCAAGAGCGTCTGTAATAACTTCTGCTTTAAATTTACGAGTCGCTTCATCAAATATCAGAACAGAGTTTGACGATACATCATTACGAGTCGCAAACTCAACGTCATCCATTTGAAGTATATTGACAGAACCACCACCAGCACTACTAGCCCACTGACTCATTCGTGTGCTGACTTGAGATTTGAATCTCTCGATTTGCTGAATAAGATCTTGCTTAAACTTATCGTCTGTGGTTGACAGAGAAGCGATTCTTTGATTAACTTCTACTTTTAGCGCTTCAAATTGAGAAAGAAGATCTGTAAATGACGTATCATTTTTTAGATTTTCTTCATTTAATTGCGAGAGTAGCTGTTCAAATACCGGAGTAAGATCAGCGGGATCTCCTTTCTCGCCTTTAGGACCTCTTTCGCCCTGAGGACCAGTATCCCCCTTATCGCCCTTTTCTCCTTTCTCGCCTTTGTCTCCTTTCTCACCTTTTGGACCAGCTGGACCAACATCTCCCTTATCGCCTTTAGGACCAGCGTCACCTTTAGGTCCCGTGTCTCCCTTGTCGCCTTTAGCTCCAGTTAATCCTGTATCGCCCTTTGGTCCAGCGTCACCTTTTTCGCCTTTAGGACCAGTATCTCCTTTATCGCCTTTTTCGCCTTTTGGTCCAACTTCGCCAGTGTCGCCTTTCTCGCCTTGAGGACCCTGCTCGCCTACGTCACCCTTTTCACCCCTTTCTCCTTGGGGACCTTGTTCTCCAGTATCTCCTTTATCGCCTTTTTCTCCCTTTTCGCCGTCAAGACCAGCTGGACCAGGATCGCCCTTTTCGCCTTTTGCCCCATCTTTTCCGTCGACACCAGGAGGACCCTGAGGTCCTTCAATAGGATCAGGTATACTCTCTTGAATTGCTTTGGGGAGTTCGCGCTCTAAAAGTCTTTCTGATAATGAGTAAGCAGCTTTTAGTAGTTTAGCCTTTTCAATTTCATTCATCATCACTCTCTTCGTCTATTAGATCCTCTAGGACGCCAGAAAAGTTCTGTAACAATTTTCTATCAGCATCACTTATATATTGTGGACCTTCTTTGTCTTCATTATCATCTTCATCATCTTTTTTGTCGCCAGTATCTACTTGAGGCTGAACGCTAGCTCTCATAAATTGATCATCGTCTTGATCTTCAGGCTCTTCTTCTTTTTCTTGCTCAATCTGTTTTTGAATCTCTTCAATATCGTCTTCATTCATATATAGAACGTTTTTCTGTACCCATTCCTTCGAATAGTATGTTCCTCTATATTCATCAATATCACGCAAAATCTGTAAACGGTTTTGAAGAATTTCAGACTCTTTAAGTTCTTGAAAGTGATTGTCCGCCATAAAGTCATACCGAAGCGCTGCTTGAATAGCTGGCCAATCTTCTGGGGCAATAACACCTTTAAGAATCAGTTGTTTCTCTAATATTTTGTCAAAAAGAATAGAAAAACGAGAACGTAATCTTTCAACAAACTTTCCAAACTTCACTTCATCTCTGGTAATTTCAGAAGCACGACCCAAAGAAAACCCTGCTTCAGGTTCCATACGAGACATAGGCACATTCAGCGCCTTGAGTAGTCTTTTCTGGAAATACATTACATCTTCAAGTTCACCGAGATTCTGACCACCAGGAAGTGTAGTGATCTCTGTACCTCTACCGCCCTCGCGTCTTGGTAGCCAGAAGTCGTCTGTCATAGACATATGTCTACGGTCGTCTTTGATGTCACCAGTATTCGCGTCGTAAACTAAACGGTTTTTGTGCTTCGTCATCATATCTCGCAGATATTGCTCAGCTTTTAGCTTGGGCAGATTACCTACGTCAATATAGAATATTCTACGCTCTGGAGCGCGAGAAATACGATAGATGACTACCGCGTCTTCCATCATACGAAGTTGATTCAGAGGCTTATACGCTTTATGTAGATGAGATAATACTAAAGTATTGCTTTCGTTAAGAATACCAGAAGTGACGTTTACAATAGAGTCTTTGGCTATCTTAAGACCTTTGATATCGTCAGACATGAATTGTTGATTCATGTTAGCTTTGTTATTAAAGCCCCTTTCATTATAAATGTAATATTCGTTTTTGATACGCTTAGTCTTAAACGCATTTTGCCCTTCGCCATTCTTTACAGTTTCGTACTCTTTGATCTTACGAATTTTACGAGGGTCTATGTAGCGTAGCTCTTGAATGCCTTTGCGAGGAGCCTTTACGTCAATCATAACGTGATAGTTGATTCTTCCGTCAACATACCACTTCTGGAAAATATCATAGCCCTGATTAGCAAAATCAAGGAGTTTCAATACATTATCGAATTCTTCACGTATCTTCTTTTTTACGGCGTCAGAGACGTCTACGTCATCGGTAACGCATTCCACAACTTTTTGATCATTAGTAATACAAATAGCATCATTAACGATGTCCTCTACAGCTTGAATCACTTCAGGCTGCTGCATCATTCCTCGATATTTTTGTACCAACTCTGCTTCGCTTTTAGCAGTGCCGTCCATATCGATGTATGAACTTGCTGCTGCGCCAGTGATCGCAATATTGACCGAACCGTCATCATTATTCTCTTCAATAAAAGAAGGAATATTTTTAGACTGTTCTTCTTTTTTTCGCTTTATTTCAAAGCCAAATAAATCCATCGCAAGACCCTTCGATTTGCTTTTATATGATATTATTTATATGTACAAATAAAAAAGGGAGACTAACGCCTCCCTTGATCGTCAAATGCTATAGATTAAGCGTTAGTGTTAGCGTCACCAGTGATGCCGCCAGAAACGTTCCACCAGTCGTATTCAAAGGTTGCTTCGAATGTCTGGATTTCTTCGCTGTCCCAAGAAGTAGTAATTTCGCCTAGAGCAGTTGGGAACAAACCATTGAAGTTGTACTCTCGAATGATGTTTCCTGCTTTTGAGTATTGAATAATTTGCGCTTGAGATTTATACCCAGCAGGAGTAGCTGCTTCGTTAACGTTACCAACGTGCGAATTTATAGCAGCCATCCAGTTCTCAAGAGCATTTCGGACCAGAAAGTCTTCGTCGTTCAAGATAGTCATTGTCCAAGGGTCAAATGTTCTATTACCCGCAAACTTTACCTGACGACCAAAGTAAGGTACAGTAATAGTACCTAAGTTTGACGCAGGAAGCTGCGAGGCTTGAGCCATAAACGATAACTTTTGATCGCCAGTGTTGTTGACAGGATTCGTCATTCGGCATTCAAACAGAGACGCTCTCGCACCTCCGAATGTTAGCTGACTACGAATTTCGTTGATATTAAATGCCATGTTTGTCTCCCTTTATTTTTATACCGCGCCTACAACTTCTTCAAACTCAACACCAGTTCTGACGGCGACAAAGTTAAGTTGAATAAAGTTGATAGAGCGAGCAGGTTTAACGAATATGTCTCCGACAAACTGGTTACCGTCAATCACTTCAGCTGTGTTGTTTGTTTCGTCACACACAACTCGGAAGTCAAAAATGCCTCTTCGACCTTGTACTTCTCGTAAGAAGGGCTCAACTAAGTTAACAAACTGTGCCCGAGTAAATTCATCGTTGAATTCAAACAAGAGCGCTTTAGATGCAGTAGCAATTGCCTTTTCGAGTACGATGAACAGTCGACGAACGTTAATTCGATCAAACGCGCTATTGATCGGAGAGTATGTCTTGTCTCCAAACAAGAGAGTGCCACTTCCTGGCTCGCTGATAACAGGGTTAATGCTGTTGAGATACAGACGGTCTCTCTCGGCTCTGGGAGGATTAACTCTAAGTCTGACTACATTCTTGATAATTCCTCTGTTGTAACCAGCGGGAGAGAACCAAGGATCTCTGTCGTTATCAGTTCTAGCGCATAGACCAGCGATATCGCCATTCAGAGGAACCCATCGATAGACATCATTATATTTGTCGTATTGATATTTGTAACCAGAATCTACAAACATATATGAGCTACCGGTTAGCCCTGCTGCCCAAGACAGAATTTGATCGACTGTATTACTTTGCGATTCTTCAGGAGAAGCAAACACTACACAGTCTTTTCTGAACTCTGCTATATTGTTAGTGATATAGTTTGCTAAAACAGTGCCTCTACCTTTACCTTGAATTAGAAGAGAAATGTCTACAGTTTCAGAATCTCGATATAAATCGTAGCCTTGAACAACATCTCCAATTGCAATGCTACCTTCGTCATCACCATCAGCACCGCCAGTCAGCGAGCCAAATGAGAAAATAGAAGATGCGACCATTGCATTCGCCTTTGCTTGAGTTGTTGAGATATATTTTGATCGATTTTCCAGAACGTCTCCAATATAATTGTCAGTTCCGTTGATATTAGTTGTTCCTGGAACAGTGCTTACGTTTTCATAAATCTCAAGAATTGATCCTGCTGTTCCAGAAATTTCTCCAGTCAAATCTCTAACAACTACATGTACAGAATTCGCTGAAGGAGCGGACAAGAATCTGTTAGAATCTGACCACTGTGTGGAAAACGTATCATTGTAAGTTGCGGTACCAGTATACGGAGTGGTAAATGTGATATTTGCGTTGAATGAACCACCCACATCTTCTGCGGTAACGCTCTCAACGATCAATCGAATTCCTGTATCTCCTAGAATTATAGCTGTTCCTTTAGGCACTGTCGAGTTTATAGCAGCTGATGAGCCAAATCCCGTAGCAGTTGCAGTTCTTGCGAATGGCTGAATCGTAATGGTATTTACTTGCAATTCAGCATCAAAAGAAGCAGTGTCGCCCGCAGAGTCTGTGGAGCAAAATGAAACTTCAATTGAGTTGCCCAAATCTCCTACATATTTTGCATCAAAGTATGTAGAGGCTGCAGCCGCTGCTGTAGCAGAAGCTGTTCTTGTTACATAAAGAGCATTTGAGTAACTTAAGAAATTAGCTGCCGAAAAAAATGTTTCGTGATTTGTCCACTGCTGAGAAAAGGTACCTGGATCTGTATAATATGTTTTCGGCTCACCGAAAATTTGAGTTAGTTGCTTTTCGTTTGAGACCAGAGTTCTTTCATTTACAGGTCCCCATCGAAACACACCAGCAATTGCTCCAACTGAAGTTGATACAGCAGGAACGATACCCGTTAAATCGATTTCGCTTACATTAACGCCAGGGCTTACTTGAAATGCCATGTTTCGTTCTCCTTGTTAAATTATAAAGGTTATTCTTATTACATTATTTATACATTTTATAATTCACAAAGCCCAAGTAGCGCTTAATAATTGTCGAAAGCAGACAAAGAAAAAAAGTCTTCAACAGGACTTTCGTCGTCATAGTTGTTAAATCCAATAGGGAGCAATTCGTCCATAAGCGCCTGCTCTTTTTGCTCTTTTAACATACTCATCGTATTTATATTAGTGATCTCTTTGAAGAACATCTGATCTGTGAGCCAAGAGAATAAAACAAGACACATAATCAAATCGTCGTTACATCCGTGTTCTGCTTCGTAAGAAGTTCCTTTTCTGGAGAACGTGGACATTTCATTTATAGTGTCAAAATCACTGACTATAAGTTGATCTTGCTCGACCATCAGTTTTAGCATATTACAGCCAATAGCTTTGACTGACTTAGTAGTTCGTATTCCTCTATCTACATTAGAGGTGAATCCTAAAGATATCCTTTTACCCGATCTGCCTGCTGATTCTGTATATAGCAGACTTTCAACTTCAAAATCATAGTGTAATATTTCAGAGACTTGTTGTCCAATATCGTTAATTTCGACTAATATGTAGGCATCATTATATCTCATAGAACATTGGTATATAATCTCAGCGTAATCAATTGGCACGACCATGTTGTCTCTATAAGTACAGACTTGTTTATAAGGCATTTCAGTCACGTCCATCACCTGAAACGCAGAATAGTCTAAGCCCTTGCCTCTAGAAACGTCAGCAACGATAACATATATTCTGTCAGGATCAGGCATTTCGTATATCTTCAGCCCATCCTTTTCTTGAATAGGAGTTCTCATTACCAATTGTTTTAGTTTTGAACCGTCGATAAGTGTACCAGAACTACCGATAAATTCACAACAAAATTCTTGATTGAACTTATCTTGGTCAAAATCCATCGCAGCTAGCGTTTCTTCTTTCCACTTTTCGTCTCTTCCAGGAACTTCCCACCATGGCACTTCGAGATAAACGTAGCCGTTTCGATTTTCTTTTGCGCCTTCGCAAGTTTTATAGAAGTGATTTAGACCGTTAGGAGTTGACGTAAACAGAATTTTTGTTGTTTCACCAGATGAGATTGTGGGGAATACTGAAGCAAAGAACTCGTCCCAGTTTTCTACGAATGCCGTTTCGTCAATATACAAGAAAGAGATAGACTTACCACGAATTGCGCTCGATGAAGTCGCGCCAGCGATGATTTTACACCCGTTTTCAAATTCTACTGAACCTTTGTTCCATTCTATAACACCTTGTTGTAACCATTTAGGCAATGCTTCGTAGGCTATTTTAATGCGATCTAAGATTTCGCGAGCAGCATCACCTTTGTTGGCGAGAAGCGCAACTGTTTTAAATTCGTTAAATAGTATATAATGAAGAATAACAGCAACGGCTGTTGTTGTTTTACCTGCCTGTCGACTCGTGTTAACTGTAACTCTACGGTTTGTTGTGATAGCTTTCAGAATACTTTTTTGATAGTCGTATAAAGCTAATGGAATAAGACCGTGATCTACGTGAACTATTTGAATGTATTTTTCACAAAAGTAAGAAGGATCGTTTGAGCACCGAACATACTCTTGAATCATCTCTGGAGTAAATTCGATTGACGTTGACTTTCTCTTTAAGTTTGGGTTGCCTAAATAGCCCTTTTCCTCATTCATCGCCTTCTTTCATATCCTTTAATAGTTTTTGAAGCTCGGCTGTGCTTCCAACAAACAGATTGTTGTTCGTAACGGACTTAGCTTCTTCTTCTTTGGGGTTCGCCTTTGCTTTTTTCTCGGACATCGAGACTAAGTCTTTGTTTGCGTCAACCAGCGTTTTCATTAGCGTAGAAACAACTTCATAAGCACGAGGGTGCTCGGACGCCTTTGCTACATCTAACATTTGCTGTAGCGCGTCTGTGCCCGTTTCTATGATGTTATAGAAATTTTCTCTCGCGTACTCGAAATCTTGCTCCGAATTTTCAGGAGCCTTAATCAATTCGTTTTCTTTTGATTCGATGATTTCGCCTTCTAATGGCTCAATGCCAAGGCTTTCGCTTATGATGTCTTTTGCCATTATACATTTTCCACGCTCTGCACTATGTATTTCCAATCGTCATCTTTACTTATATCAGCGAAAGGCACAGTTTCGTTAATGTCTGTTGTGCCGACGCCAGCTTCGGTCATTCCAGGCTGTATTGTGATTGTATTTCCTGGTTCTGGATTCTCTATTCCAGCGTAAGTATTAACTTCAACGAATTTAATCACTTTTCTATCGGTAACTGGTCCGAAAAAGTATCCTTTTAATACGAACGTTAGTGTCCAGATAAGCGCTCGCCTTTCTTCAAAAGCACCTTCGTAAGTGTCTTCAACAGTAGCGGAAGTAAGTACAACAGGTATATCTAGAAACAAGTCTAACTCATCAATGAGTTTAGCTGATACAGTAACGTCTGGTTTGAAGAACGGCAAGATTTGTTCTAGTATTTTAGTGCCGTCTTCATTATACTTAGTCATTATATTTAACTCAAAGTCGATATCGTAAGGAGCAGGCGTATAAAGGTTTGCTAAAACATTAGCGTCGGCAACGTCTTTTATTTGTCGAGTTAAGCTAGTCAACTTTCTTTCTGGGTTATACGTCATGCCAGTAATCTCAAACGACATCCTAGGCAACGTTATCGCTGGAGTGTCTAGTAGGCTAGGGTCTTGCTCAAGACGCGCTAGCAGCTTCTCCATAGGCGCATAGTTGATAGGTACGAGCATAGTCTGAACGTCATTGCCAGAATTATCCTTACGCGTTATTTGAATGTCGTTGAACAACGTGCCAAAGAGAGCTACGTATCGCCGAGTTGTCTCATGGTAAAAACGATTGCCGTACATTAGAAGTTATCCTCACCAAATGGATTCGTTTCGCTAAAGTCAATGATATTATCAGCAAATGTTTCAGTAGTTTGATTGTCTGCGATAGAATCGATTCTTTCGAGTTCATCAATAGTCGTGGCGGCTGTAGTTTCGTATTTGTCGAACAGTGTATCGATTTCGAGAACACCCGTATCAAACCTTTCGTTAGAGAACTCAAACAGTTCACAGCGAAGATCATACATTTGTAGACTTCCCATCTGATAAAATACAGATTCGTGTTCTACGTGCATAATCTCAAATATCTTACCGTTTAGCGGAAAGTATAAAAGGTCTCCTTCGCGAGGGCGACTTAAGTTTGCGTAATGCCCCACATTTTGATCAAACACGCGAATCGCCAATGTCATCGTCATAGAGTCTCGAATTTGTAACCCAAACTTAGAAAGGAAGTCTCCTTCGCCTTCAAATCCTTCAACGTTTTTGACATACATCTCAGCTTGATAGGCTTCTTCAAACGTAGGAAGATCATCTTCGTTGAGAATATCGTCGTGGTTACTTCGATTGCGTACCACGTACCAAGTATCGATACCATATATTCGTATAGATTCGATAACAAGGTCTTCTATGAGCGTTTGCTCCATAGAGTTTTGGAAGTTTTCGAAGTAAAAGTTCTTCATTAGCCGATCATATCCGAAACGGGCAAGCTGTAGCTGACAATAACTTCTTCTTCAAGGCGAAGTATTTCTTCTCTAGCGTCAGCGAGTATCTGCTCACCGTTAAATTGTACATTTCCTGGCAGCGTCATACCAACAAACTTCGTAAGATTGCTACCCCATTGGTGTTTGATTTTTGCTGTTGCGTAATTTTGTAGCCATCGATCTTTCCAAACGTCAGGATATGACATAGGATCAAGGACTTGATACGCTTCAACAATAATATATTCTCCCACAGGAAGTTTGCTCCAGTCCATATCGATATACAATCTGTTTACGTGACGATTGTATCGAATAGGTTGCGCTCCGTTTAGAATTTCTTCCATAAACTGAAGATGGGACATCGCCATATAATACTCAGTAAGATTGTAATTATAGATGTCGTGAAGATTATTCAAAACGAACTGGTATTGGACATTAAACATACCAGAACTTGCTACAATACTTGTAGACAACGTGAAGATATTGACAGCACCAATAATTTCTTCAGGAATATCGATGTATCCTCTATCAATATCATCCTGTGTTATTTGATGCTTAAGAAAGGTCTTCTCTGTTCCGTCGAAGTGATAGTCTGCCCAGTATGCTAGCGCTTCGTCTATGCGATCTTCGACTTGATCGTCATCTACGTTGATCTCGATAACAGGTTTGCCGAGTTTTCGCAAACACCACTGTTTGAATTCTGCTCTGGTTGTAGGTTGTGCCATAAGAGATTCCTAATTAAGGCTATTTATTATAGTATTTATTTTTTAGCGGAATTCTTATTTTCCCATTCCTCTTGAGATCCAGGGAATCTCCAAGCCCAGATTGCTACTAGCCCCATAAAGATTCCAGAATAAATTACAGCATTTAGATTGTGCGTAGTGAACCAGGTAAACGCAAGCGTACTTGACATTACCGCTAGCATCATATACTTCATATTTGTAGGAAAGATGCGCTTCTCGTTCCAGTTTGTTAAAAAGGGACCAAAGTGCTTGTGATTGTACAACCAGTCGTGCATTTTCTTACTTGATTTTGCAAAGCAATAAGCTGAAAAGACCAAGAATATAGAAAAGGGTATCCCAGGAGTGATGACGCCAATGTAAGCCATCCCAAGCGAGAGATACCCCAAACTCATCCAAACATATTTCATAATTATCCTTGCGCTTCAGTCCATGATACCCTTGCTCGAATATCCTGTGATTGTCCAGTATTATTGGTTGCGAAAATAGTAAGCGTATCTGGTCCATCTGGGTAAGAGTTAGGACCGCCAAGTATACTATTACTTAGGTCTCGAATATCTGTTACGTCAAACGTTGTAGCAGAAGCTCTGTTTGACCCTTCGTCAGTCAAAAACTGAGCAACAAGGTCGCCGCCCGTAATTGTCGAAGCCACATCTGAATGATCCATATACTGAGCAATACTACCATTACCCGCTGGTAACCAGTTATTGTCTACTCCGAATGACAAAGATTCTCCATTAATTTTCGCTTCAATTGTCATCTGCGCTGCGGTCACAACACCAATAGAGTTTAGCGTCAAAGCAGATCTATTAATCAGATTGCGCACTCCATAGAAACCAGAGATACCATAGTCTACACTTGGAGCTAGGCGTACAGTCAGAATAGGAACTGTCGCTCCTGCCCCAACAGTAACGGCACCGCCGTTAATTGCGCTGAATAGATACGATTTGTCTTTATCGAACCTTCCGTCCATGATTACCGACACACCCCAGTGACTTAGTGAAGGCGAGCAGTTTTGGTTAAACGACAGCCAACTATCATTAACGAGAGCCGTTTGATTACCAGCAGTCAAACCATAAACGTTTCTATTGTCAAAGTTTAGCGTTAATATTCCGTTGGTTTCGGTGCCTTTCGTATATTCAATATACTCATTATTGATAATAATTCTTCCGCTCGTTGGCAGTAACGCGCCTTCTTCTGCTAAAATATCGACCGACGTGCTTCCAGTAGTCAATTCGCTTTGTAGCGATCCGTTCTTAGAATTGGTAGCAATTTCGAATCGACCAGGAATGTTACCAGATCGCATAAAGGCTTCAGTATTGACGTTGTTATTCACAATTTCGTGACAATAATAAATTCTTCCGTCAATTCCTCGCATACCATATCGAATCTTACCAGCACCGTACCATGAATAATCCAAGAAGATCATCTGCATCTTGTTTGCATCAAAGATATATTTAGAAGGACCAGTGCCGTCTAGCGGATCTAACGAAAAGTCTGATCGCTTAATCTTAGAGTCGTTAGTTTTTACAATCTTTAGCGTCGTTGTGGTTTGTCCATTATATTCTGGAGTAACGATCATATTTGTGTCGTCAATCAGTTTCAGAACTGTATAACTCTTTCCTTTTAACACGATGCTATCGTTTTCATTCAGTTGTGTTTTGAACTTCGTGTTAGTTCCAGTTACTGTAGAAGAACCGTTTGTTACAGAAGCGAATCCTGACAGTTGTTGTGTGCTGTTTCTTAATACAACATACAAGTCATCTCCGTCATATTCAAAGAACATACCATTCTGATCATCAAACAGACCTGACCTAACAGTAGCGTCTGTGTAGCCCGTAACTTCTACTTGCGACAGCCCGCCTGGACTTAAATCTGTGGGGAGATCAAGTGGGTCTACAGGTATCGTTACTGTAAATCGTTTGCCGTCAAGTACGCTACTAATTGTTGTTGATATATTATATGGATTTGCGCCAGCTGTAACTTCAAATCCTATCAGATTAACGGTAGCTCCAGGTCTAAATTGATCTGGATTCACAAAACCGTGTAGTTGTTCTGTTTCAACGACCATTTCATAATTTTGATTGGTTACTGCATCATAGGCATCGGCATTTACGCTTACGCTGAATATATCATAGGTTGGGCTGAACAGAATACCTGTCGAGAACTGAATACCTTTACCTGACTGATATCGGAAGTAGTTTCGAGTTTGTCGAATAATTTTACAGTTAGGTGAAGTTGCTTCTGGGTTAATCTGAACCCCGCCATCGAAGAATCTATGTTGAGCAGTACCATCATTTCGAGCATAAACAAGTGTCGTTGCTGTGTCTAACTGAGCGCTATCTGCATAATTGGCATTTGTGAGCGCTCTATATTCGATCACCGTATCACTTAAAACTCTAGTGACGACAAATGACCCGATCCAATCTGTTGCCACGACGTTTTCGTCAACAACATATATTTTAGATCCAACAAAGAAGCCGTGAGGCGAACTGAAACTGATTCGAATATTACGCGTTCCGCTTACTCTGTTGATCGAGTCGAACGGAATTTCTGAAGAGAAGTAGAATCCGCCTGTGTAAATAATCGTGTAATCTGTGCTTTGATCTCCAACATAGGTTGTATCTTGATTAGGCACGATAAAGAACGACGTAGGAGAAGTTACTTGTGTGATCAAGAAGCCTCTGTCGAGATTTAGAGTGTCTAATGTTTCTTTAAGAATGATAGGTTGACCAACGTAAAAGTCTTCTACGGGCGCTTGATCTACAGTAACTTCAAGCCCATTAACAGAAGTCGTATTCAAGTCGACTGAATATGCGTCTTGTACAGTAAATGGACCCGTTAGACCAGCGCCAGATGTTGCGGGCGTCCAAGTCGAAATGAAGGTTGACCCGTCGGATATACCAATTGGTCCTATAGGAGTTACGTTACCGTCGTTAGCTTCATAGTGGACCTCTAACGTGTTATTTTCGTTAAAGATCACATAAGCAATTTTTGATCTAAGATTTTCATTTTCGTCGTCTACTGGATTAGATGTACCTGTATATCGCAAAATAAATCGACGATTAGGTGCTGTGCCTTGGATCAAGCTATCATATCTAGCAACTCGCATATCTTCAGACCAGATATGTAGATGCGGGTCATCAAAATAATCGGCTTGCCCTAAATTTTGTGAACTTTGAGTTCCGCTATTACCAAAAAATACAATACCCTCGGCGTTAGCCCTCACTTGATTGAAGGAATAATTTCCTACTGTAAACGTGAAAGGTAATTGATTGTTGTTTGTGCTAGATAAGTCGTTGTTATCTGGATCGCCTCTATTCTCGATTGTCTGCCAGCCAGTCAACGACTCTAGAGCGGTTTCGTATGTCAAGCCCGTAGTGATCGGAGTAGACTGAATTGTTGAAGGCAAAATAGAAACGATTTGGTCGGCTGTAAACGCTGGCTCATTCGCTTTTTGATAAATTCCAGGAATGTTATTCTGAAGAATAGCCGTTTCCCATTTTGTAGGCTGAAGAGAGTATTCAAAGTCAGTATCAATCAGCGACTCGGGATTACTCACGCGCATCTTATCAACAGGATCTGAGTACGCACCGAACGGTTCAATCTGGTGAGCACCGTCGTCCACATAGATCTGTAGACTATCGGTAGAACTCATCGCGCTGGTATCATACGCTAAAGTAATTGTCGTGTGATCGGTTTCGGCATTATATGATACTGTTGCCGTTTTTGTGTCGTCTCCAAAGTTGAACAGAATCAAGTTATCCGTCAAGTTTGAGATCAAAAGAAGCTGATCTAAGCCCCATGCGTTATCAACGACAATTGTTCCCGCTGCGGGATCAAACGTGTATGTCGATATTCGTCTCTT